GGAATAGTTTGCCAGCAAAAGATAAAGCAAAGTTAGAACGCTTTGTTGAAAATGTTTATAATGATAGGACAGGCGAAGTCCGATTAGAAGAGAAACAAGTTTATGCTTTCGTTGCACGCTTAAATGCTGGCGAAAATAGAAACAAATTCCAAGTAATGCTTGATGCAATCAAGAAATGGTTGAACAATAAATTTGGAACCAAATTTAAGATGACTGATCGTGATGCGGCAGCAATACTTGCTGGTGCAGTTGAAAGGTTTAAGTCTGGCGAGTTTATTGAGCGTCCAGAAGATTTTGGAGTTCTTAAAGCAGCAGCAGAACAAGAGAACGCCCCAATAAAACCAGAAGCGAAAACTGTTACAGAAGGATTGGTTCAAGGAATTGATATTGGCAAAGAAAACAATATGCCAATCAACAATAAGATTGAGAGTCATATTAAGAACTTTGCTTTTGTCCGTGGCATCTTTGAATCTGCGAGCGATAGGTTGCGTAGGGCAAAGTTCACTAAGCTGGCTACAGCTATTGATGACTACTACGATCAAGCTCAACGCAGACTTGGTTTCGCCAACAAGATTCTCCTTCCAGCATTTGAGGAGTATTCCAAGCAATCAAAAGCAACCAAGGCAAAGATTGATGAAGAGGTTAAAATGTTCTTTGCGGCACAAGAAAACAAGCGGGATACTGATGAGTTCTTTGATGAGTTGAATCCAATCACGCAGAAGATTGTTACTGCTTGGCAGAAGTTTGGTGAAGAATCTGGAAAAGAAAACCAAAGAATCGGGATTAAAGTATATGATAAAGGGCTACAAAGGTGGCGACCAATTGGAAGGGTAGAAAAGTTTTGGCCTCGCGTTCTCAAGCCAGAGTATAAGCGAGCATTGATGGAGCCAGACAAGTATCAGAAAGAATACAATGAGATTGTAGAAGCCTTAATGAAGTCTGGAAGAATCGAAACTCCAGAAGAAGCTGAAGTATTTATCTCTGAATACGAAGGAAAGGGAGGGCAGAATGATTACTTCTCTGGAATTGAAGTTGCCCGTGGTCAAGCGTTCCCCGAAGAACTTTACGATTATTCAACCCAAGTGATGACGGATTATGTTGCTCGTTGGGCGCAGCATAGCAGCCGAATCGAACAATTTGGTCAGAAACTTGGTGAGAACTCAAAGACTCTTTGGGATAGATCGCGGGAATCAACGAGAGATCGTAGAACGATTGACTATATTACAGCAGCACAAGAGCGAGTTGAAGGTTACTTTCCAAATGATCCATTTGTAAATGGTATGTCAGCGATGGGTATCTGGACATCTGGATTTCAGCTTGGAAATTTTGCATCATCTATGTTGAACTTCTTTGGTGGCACAACTCTTAATGCAATGGTTGGACAACCGGGAGCATTCTCAAGTTATCTTTCATCTTTTATAGAACTCCGCAAACTTGGTAAGGAACTCAAAGATGCAAGGGAAAAAGGCATCGTATCCCGTGACTTGATGAACATCATTGGCGACCATCAAGCTGTCCTTGAATATAACCGCTTTGCTCAAGCAGGACAAAAAACTACTGACTTCTTGCTGAAGTATTCTGGATTCACACCAGTAGAACAAATGGTGAGAACTCAGAGCATGATTATCGGAAAATCGTTTCTGAGAAAAACACTTTCCAGTCTATCTAAGAATCCCAATAGTTCATTTTCTAAACGGGCATTAACATGGTTGAATCGAAACAACATTGACGCTGATAAGTTGATCGTTGAGCAAGGCACAGGGCCAGAAACGGACAAGTTACTCCGTTACTTTGCTAACATCTCACAAGGAAGCTACACGATTGCTCAAACCCCAATCTTCATAGATACACCTATCGGAAGATTCCTTTTCAAATATCAGAAGTTTTCCACGCAAGTTATGCGCCAAAGCTGGAAGAATACATTTGAGCCAGCATGGAAAGCAGTAACCAACAAGAACGAAACGCTTCAACTTCCAGACCCAACACGACAATTGCTTTATCGCTTGAGGTTGGCAGAAGCCAAAGAGCTTGGTGACAATCGCAAGATCACATTGGATGAGATACCCAAAAAAGTAACGAAAGCGGAAGGCAAAGCACTCACCATTATTCCAGTGATGATGTGGCTTGGTTCTGCGTATGTTGGCGGTGAAGTCATCCTTCGTTTGCGCGATATGCTCTTCGGAGTTCTGATGAAGGGGCCAAGTTACGAGGACATCATTAAGGCGTTTGAAGATGACGAGGATGACGATGAACTCTACCTGTCTCTTGAACGCGCATGGTACAATCTGATTGGCATGGGTGCGCTTGGACTCATCGGAAACTACGCTCAGTTCTTCATGGACTGGCAGGATCGTGAGCGAGTAAAAAACCCTCTTGATCCACCCGCTCTTGGCATCTTCAAGGAAACCGCAACATTCATTCAGAATGCAGTGGATCAAGGCAAGATTACGCTTGGCGATATTAACAACTATCTTAACCGAACACTTTCTGCATACCGAGTATCACAACGACTCTATCAAACCGCTGCGAGTGGATTGGGGTATTCAGACGCTCCAACAGTGGCAGAAGAGATGTTCAGAAGGGAGACTGCTTCACTCAACAAGTATGCTCGCAGATGGGCGGCAAGCGCGGGATTGGAATATCGGACAAGACGGCCAATGGATATTGCGCCAAGCAAAATGACATCAATCAATCGGACGATTTCAAGCTACCTTCAGCGTGGAGAACCCGGAGCAGCGGTTGCGTATGCAAAAGAGTATTTGAACTCGCTTCCGAAGAGTGAACGAGCAAATGCAATTCAAAGCATGGAGTCAGGCGCAAGGTTTCGTCAACCGCTTCGATTGGGTAATGGCCCAATGGATCAAGCGGAGAAAATTGCATTCAAAAAATGGCTCAAAGAAAAAGTCAGCAAGGAAGATTTTGATAAATTCCAGAAGCTGGATAGTGGCTACCAAAAAACATACAATTTGTTTTTGAATGGGCTACCAAACAAATAATCTTGACACCCGCAGAGGCTGATGTAGATTGGTTCTGCAAACTGCATTGGGTTTGTTTCATGTTATTCATTAGGGGACGCACCTCGGAGAAATTCGGGGTGCGTTTTCTGTTATCGTAACCGATAAAAATATTTTCTAAAAAGTATTAAAAAAATGTTGACACGATAATCGGAGGGTGTAGATTTGCCTTGTGAACGGCACAACACCCGTCCATAAAAACCTAATGAAAGATAAACCTAACATCAAAACAGAATCAGAAGAAAAACCCGCAGTGAACTCCGAACTCCAAAAAGAAATCTTCCTCCGCTTGGTATCGGCAGCAGCATCAGATGGCAAATTTGAATTGGGTAAATTGCCCAACGCTCAAGCCGTAGTTAAGCAAGGCGACCACCTCAAAGGCGTGGCTGAACTCCTCGCTAATTGTTTCGAGAAATGAGAGACGAAGACGATTACGATCTTTCTTCCGAAATAGAGGAAGGCAGGCGCGAATCATACTTCCATCGTTGTGCGATGCGCGACATGGATCAAGGCATCCGACCTACCTACTGGGACGAACCCAATGACGATAACGAATAACTACGAAGCAATGAAGATTTAGATTGCCAAAATGAAAATAACGAATAATAGTGAGGAATGGAAAGTGTTAAAAAATTCTACACATACATTCATCTGCGAAATGACACCTCTGAAGTTTTCTATGTTGGGAAAGGAAGGGGTAAACGAGCATACTCTAAATATTGCAGAAATAATTTGTGGCATAAAATCGCAAATAAGCATGGTTACAAAGTCATGATAATTTTTTTATGGGATTCAGAGGAGAAAGCCTTTGAACACGAAAAAGAATTAATTAAGACATACAGAGAAAACGGTAATCTTTTAGCAAATTTCACAGATGGAGGAGATGGCGTTTCAGGTTATAGACATAACGAAGAAAGTAGAAAAAAGTTTTCAAAAACATCCAAAGATTTTTGGTCAAATGATCAATCAAGATTAAAAATGTGCGCTATAAGAAAACTTCAAATAACTCCAGATTTAAAAAAGAAATTATCAGAAGTTCATACAAAAAGATGGAGTGAATTGAATGAAGAAAAAAGAAAACAACATTCAGAAAGTATAAAATCCGCTTATTCTTCTGAAGAAAAAAGAAAAATGCAGGCAGATAGAAATAGAGCTTTCAGAGAAAGCGAAGAAGGAAGAAAAGCATTTTCAGATAGAGTAAAAAAATATTGGCAATCAGAAAAAGCACAAACAGAAGAAGCAAAAATAAAAAGATCACAAGCTATCAAAAGAGCTTGGGAAACAAGGAGAGCAAACAAATGCAAATAACAAATCGATACTCGCTCCCAGCTCCGATGTATCGGGCGTTGGCACACGATGGTTATATGGCTGGTCAAAGGAAAGCTGACATATCAGTGACTACTTTAATCGGGCCACCGAAGATCAACCAACTCAAGAAACGCTACTCTGACCAGATCGTAGAAGACGCATCTGACAGGGTGTGGGCATTGCTTGGTCAGTCAGTGCATAAAGTTCTTGAGCTGGCAGGAGGCGAGGATGAGATGACTGAGAAACGTCTATACAAAGAAATCAATGGATGGACACTAACTGGTCAGACTGATTTGTATGAGACAGGCAACAAAGTAATAAGTGACTTTAAAGTAACATCGGTCTTCTCCTTCCTCCTCGGCGGCAAGGCAGAATGGGAAGCTCAGATCAACCTCAACGCTATGCTCTGGAGAGAGTATGGCTACGAAGTCAAGAAAGGTCAGATCGTCGCCATCCTTCGTGACTGGCAGGCAAGCAAGGCTGAGTTTGACAAAGAGTATCCTCAGTGTGCAGTGCATATCGTGGACATACCTCTTTGGGATAACGAAGAGTGCATAGCCTACGCTACGGAGAGGGTTAAACTGCACCAAGCAGCGGCAGCAATGCCAGACGATACCATCCCTGCCTGTGATCCAAAGGAACGCTGGGCTAAGTCAGATACCTTTGCCATTAAAAAAGATGGCAACAAACGGGCAGCAAAAGTGTGCGATACATTGGAGGAAGCACAAAACTTACTTCCTACCTATGGAGCGAAACACTCAATCGAAACAAGAGCAGGAGGAAACATCCGCTGCGAGCGTTATTGCTCAGTAGCACCCTTCTGCCACTACTACAAAACAACCTATAAATCAAATGAGTAACCAATTAGAAGGAATCGAACAGAAAGATATTATTAAACGAGTGACTGGCAAAGTCACTAAATTGTGGGAGCCTAAGACATTCAATGGCCCTAAGGGTGAGTTTGTCATCCAAGGTGGAGACATCGAGATCGACGGGCAAACCTACGGCCTCAAGTTCTTCAACAATACGCAAGAGCAATCCATCAAGGGTAATGTAGTCACACTCTCGTCAGTCCGTGGCAAGCATGGTCTGACTGGAGTATCCTTGGAGCATGAGTCTTACGATGGTAAGAATGGTAAGGTAGATCGTGACATCATCAAGGTTACTGCTACTGGTAAGATTGAGTTTGACCGACCAAGCGAAGAGCCTGTTCGCGTCTCATCAGCCAAGGTTATCGTAACCGATAATCCAGAGCAGGCACTCGATCAAATCGTAGAGACTCACCAATACATTGATAGCCTTGTCCGCATGGCATACCTCGGCAAGATTACAGACGAAGAAACTCTTCGGGCGTATGTCTCGTCGGTCTTCATCGAAGCCAACCGCAAAGGTATCCACTATTCATCGAAGGTTGAAGCACCTAAGAAGGAAGAACCAAAAGCCGAGCAACTTGATCCCAAACTTTGGGCTGAAGTAACTGTTCCCTCTGGTAGTTATGCAGGGAAGAAACTTGGCGAGATTGGCAAGCCTGCTCTCACCAAACTCTATCAGTATTACTTGGCAAAGGGCTTCACAACCCCATTCGCCAAGTGTGTAGAGCAAGCAGCAGAAGACTTTAACCTCGACGCTCCAATAGTCGAAGACGACACAGACGACATTCCATATTGATTCTGTTCTCCCCAGAACACCTAACCTAAACACAAATACAACATGAAAAAGAAACCAGAATTAGAATTGTTCAGTCCAACACAAGAGGGAGTCATTGTCCCTCTGTCAACCTACCTCCGTCACATGGGGGAGTTCGTTAAAACCGAATGGCCGGGTATCAACATCACTGAAGCTCACATTAAGAAAGCATGGGGCAAACTTCAGAAGAACGAATACCTCGGCGACGATGCGCCAGATGAAATGCTGGAGATGTTTGAGAAGATGTCCGCTGACTTGGATATGGCCGAAGAAATGGCAGAAGAACGCTTGGCTAACCCAGTAGTAGAAGCAGAAGAAGTTGAAGTAGAACTGACCGAAGATGAGCCAGTCAACGCATCCCTCGCCCTTGTGGAGAGCGTTAAAGATGGGTTGGAACTCAGTTCATTCACTCAGAAGTTCGATATTGGATCAGGAATGACTCAGTGCGTTCCTAAAGGTAAAGTCGAAATGAAAGACTGGGTAGCAGCATTTGCCTTCGGACTTACTTTGGAGTCGGGCGCACAATGGATCATCGGTGATTCAGTGGTAGCCTTGGAGAATGCGGGGCATGAAGATGTAGTCAACCAACTCTGCTCCAACTTCAAGAAGTCTTATCCAACTGTCTCCGGTTACGCCCGTGCTTGCCGCGCCTTCCCTGCTGACAAGCGTGATGCTACGCTTCCGTTCACAGTCTATCGTGAAATCGGAAACGCAAATTTCGGAGATGAAAGCACAAAGAAACAGAATGAACTTCTTGAAGCAGCGAAGAACGAGAAGCTATCCTCTACCGAAGTAAGGAACCGAGTGCGTAGCGAGCAGGGTAAAGACGATAAACCATCCGGTCATCGCTTCCTTCTCCTCAATGTCGGTAACTTCAGCAACTCAGAAGTTCTCCGCACGATGCCCGAAGAAGTGCAAGAACACCAACTCTTGATCGACCTTGGCGACAAGTCATGGTTTGATCCAGCCGAAGGTGAATGGTTGAAATTCTTGAAAGAACAATAATTTATGTCAGAACAAACACAACAAAACGAAACCTCGAAAGCAGTTCTTGAAGCGTTTACCTTCATTAAGAGCGGCGACGAGACACTAAACGAACGAGTCCATGCAATGGCAAGCCTGTTGCATACAGCAGCGATGATGGTAATCAAATCAGAATCCCGCAAGGGTGAAGGATTTGAGTGCATCAAGTATCTGGAATTGGCATTCATGTATTATCAGAATGCTCAGTTCCGCAAGCGGTTTGATGAACCAGAGAAAGAAAAAGACGATCAGCCGCTTCTCTTCACTCCGTAAAAACCGATAACAACAAAAAAGCCCACCTTGGATTTCTCCTTGGTGGGCTATTTGCTTTTTAGGATTACTTAGCTACTGGTGGAGCGAGGGAGATTGTTGCATCAATTTCACCATCTGCGAGCAAGTCCATCTGTTTGAGTTTGCCGTCTAACTTGGAGCAGATATTCTCTTCGATACCTACACCTGCTGCATAGACAATGAACTGAATTGACTTAGATTTTCCTCCAGCGCGATGCACTCGGCCTAACACCTGTTTAAGATCAAATGGGCTTGGAGTAGGCATGACTAATGCAACCCTACCATAGTTTCCGTTGAGATCGTGGAGGTTCAGACCCTCTCTGCACGCTTGTATAATTCCGATAATGACTCTACTCTTATCATTCTGGAACGAATCAATCTTGCCTCTTCGGTCAATGTCGTTCTGTCCTCCGTATATGGCACAATCTGTCTTCAATTCTTCCATGAGCCATTCGCGGGTTTCTGTGTAGTTGACTGCAATGAAGATAGAGTTGCCTTCTTCGATCAAGTCTCTTGCCATTGCTGCCACTGCTGGAGCCTTCAACATCTCGATCCTCTGCCTTGCACGGGTCTGCTCTGCCAGAACATTAGCGGAGAAGTTCTCCTGCATCCGCAATTCCTCGATACGATTGCAAAGATCGTCATACTCACCAGCGATCTTCTTAGCGTTGTCCATGTCGAAGGCTTTAGCTTTGATTAGCGTTTCAGGGAACGCATCGCCAAGGTCAGAATGCCTTAAACGATTGCCTTTCTCTGGATAAATACGAGAGTGCAATCTCTTTAAGACTGAATGCCCACCAGTGAACTGCATTCCGAAGCGGGTTTTGCGGCATCCGTTCTGACCGAGGAAACGGAAGTAGTCTTTGCCGCCTTGGTGGAGTCCGAGGAACTGACCAATCGCCCATAGCTTAGTTGGATCGTCTGCAATGGTAGCAGACAGAGCAATGGCAGGGATGTTCTGAACTACACTATCCCTAACAAGGAAAGCGTTCTGAGTTGCCTCACCTTTGCCTCTGTGAACCTCATCGAATACGAGAAGAACATCTTCGGGCAGCATGAATCGGAATGTCTTTTTGTTCTCGTCTGTCCATCGGCCTAACTGACTCTTGCCAGTCTTGATCCATTCCCAACCCCCTATGTCATATACATTTACGCCCATCATCTTCGCGGCACGATGCCAGTCTGTTGTGATAGGTTTCGGACAGACTACCGCAATGCGTTTGCCAAGCTCGCGGGCGATACCAAGGGCGCAGAAGGTTTTTCCTACGCCCGTGGAGTGTCCGAGAAGGACGCGATTGTATTTGTTCATCGAAGCAACGCCCATCTGAACGGATGTTTGCTGGTATTCAAACAAGCCTTCGGGGTGCAGGAGCGGAATCAGATTGAGTTCTGGTTCCACTTCTGTTTGAGTATCGGTTACGATAATTGACTTGAACTTGAGATCATCACCTGACCAATGGGTGAGTTGCCACTCATCGCGGAACTTGCCAAGCTGAATGCCAGCGTCACCCATTTGCTTTTTGAATAGCTCTTTATCCTCTCCGTAAACTTTCCAGAATTGTGGAGTAATGGGAGCCTTCTTAAGCAAGCGCGGCCCTCGCTTTGTATTGAGTTGAATAGGGTGAGACCATTCAACCGTTGCCATGAGATCGTTTATGTTCATTTGTTCCTCCTCGCGTTATCTAAAGCGCGGCGGCACTGCATCATTAGCAGAGTGTCACCATCTCCATAAGCATCGAGAACAGCTTCTAATGCGTCCATCATTTCCCGCTTGGTAGACTCACCAGAGAGCGGAGAGTCTTTGTAACGGAACAGCGGCTTTTGTTTGTGCATGGTAAAGGTTCTCATTTTTTAGTAGGGTAGACTGTGGATTTGAACTTAGGAACTTCGCTTACCTTTGCAGCGGCATTCCATAGGTGAATGTAAGCCTCCGGTGGAAGGCAGGTGGATTGTGTAACTGTTTTGTGTTGTGTTATTTTCATTTGGTTTGTTTGGTTTGTTGTGGAGGGAAAACTATTGACAAGCAAAAGGGTATGGAATAGAAGGAGGTATGAAGCAAGAATATAATGCGGATACACTCGGAACCCGTGGAGTGAAGCGCGGGAATCGCAAATGGGATACAGCTAAAATCGAAGCGTTATACATGGCTGGCGCGGAGCTTGGCGACATTCTCAAGACTCCAGAGTTTGAGAAGATGAGTAAAAACTACCTCAAAAATTTGATGGTAGCCGGGAAATGGATAGCGAAAAGAGCGAAACTGAGGGAGGAAGTGGCAAACACTTTGGCTCCGCGCATGGAGGACGTGATGCAGAAGGAGACAGAGAATCACTATAATTTCATGCTTCAGCAAATTGCGGAGGAAAGGAAACAAATTGAGATACGGACTAAAAGCGGGAACATTAAAGACCAAGCGGGAAGGCTGGATGTCCTCGCTCAATATGAGAAAATGGCAACGAGAGCATTGGGACTGGACGAGAATAACCTTCACGACAGAAAGGGTTTAAATATTAATGCCATGATTTCGCTCCATGTGGAGGGGCCGAAAAAGGCAGTCGATATTGATATTGTTCCCGTGGAATGTTCCAACCCTGTGGAGGGACAGTTTGAAGCCGTGGAGAGGCAACAATAGGTAGAGCAAAATCGTGTCATAAAAAACTATGGACAAAAGGCAGAATAGGAATTGACCTATCCTGCCCCTTGTGGAGTGTTAATATTTAGCCGCCCGATCCATGAGCATAGTGTCAAGAATGACTAGCTCCCGTGGTGTCAAAAGCCCCGCTGAGTAAATGCGATGACAGGAAATTTCAAGCCTACGGAGGGTTCGCATATCTTTGGCGGCTTTGATGCGCTTGGAAAGCTCTTTATATTCGAGGCTCATGCTTCCCCCTTTGCTTTGCGGAGTGTGGAAAGCGCATCAGGGAGCCAAGCGGAAAGGATTGGGTTTCCCTCCTCATTGGCAATCTGAACCCTTGCAACGGCAGCCTCAAGTAAATCAAGCAAATCAGGAGCGGCTGAAATGAGGTGAGCGTTGGCAATGTTTCCGCTGTGGAGAGCGCAAATCTCGCTTTTGCCGTGTTTAATCAATCCCCATGTGGAATCATGTTTCCAAGGGGCGGGTGTGTGGAGTGTATTATTCATTTTTGTGTTGTGGTTTGTTGTGTTGTGGAGGGGAAATCAGTGGAGGGAATTATCGGAAACGATCACGCCCCGTGGAATGCGCGAAAGAAAAGAGGAATGGCATAGTAGCGGAGAGAGAATAAAAGAAAGAATGCGGGGCAGTTAGAGCAAAGCGGGCATGGATTGAACATGGCCCGCATAGTGTGGAGGGGATTATCTGGCGTAATTCGCTTTTACTTGTGAGGAATGCAAACCGGAGTGTATGGAAAGAAAACGGGCTTTCGCTTCCTTGCAAGTTTTCGCCATATTTGTTGAAGCGTAATAATCAAACCACTTATTTGAGCCATATTTTATATAAATATCAATTTTTTTCATAATAGAATGAAGATAAGGATTGCGCCAATTGTGGAGAGTGTGAGCAAAAGACCGAAAAACCGATTCTTTGCGCGATTGTATTGGAGAGTAGAGTTAAGCTTAGACATAAGAAGAGAAGAGCGGCGAAGGGTCGAACTTGCCGCATAATTGGATTAGAATGAGGAAACAATCACGCCGCCGTCGAACTCGATAAGTTGCCCGTGGTCTTGAATGTATTCGCGTATTTTCTCATCTAGCGTATCATCATCATCATCGGAATCGGCCCCGATATCATCGGCCCAGCTATTGCGCGAAGTAGTGCCGAAATACTCATTAGCGAATTCTCGAAGACTGGAATATTCTCCGAAATCACAGCGTATAGAGCAAACATCTAGTTCAAGCTCTTCGCCCGTGCTCTCCTCATATTCTTCAAGATATTCAGCCAGTGCAAGCGATCCGTTATAAGACCAGCGGGCGCAAGTGTCGTTTTTTAGTGCATCGGCGATTTGGTAGGTATTCAATGTCATTTTCATGTTATAGGTATTTTTTAGGTTTAGGTTTTATGTTATGGGGGAAATTACATTCTTTCGTTGCAAACTATGCGGGAAACATAGCTTGCGCCGTCTCGATAGTATGTTTCAAGGTCAGCGTGTAATTCTTGCAAGGTTTCATCGATGCTTTCGCAATCGTCGCGCAAGATGTAGCCGGACTCTAAAAAGCCCACATTGCAAGCCGAGCCGAAAACAAGCTTTGTATCGGTTGCCAATACTTCGAAGTATTCACCGCTTTCAAGTTCAAGGATTCCGAGATAATCGGCGTTTGTTGTATTTGATACGCTCCACTGTGTTTGGGTTGTCATGTTATATATAGGGTTGAGTTTTTAGTTCTGGGTTGAGATTAACTTTGCAAGAGCATCAAAAGCCGATTGCAATTTTTCTGTTGGTTGGTTGGTTCTTTTCGCATCAATGAGTTTAATGTTCAGAGACGCGAGTTTCATTTTCAGTGCATGAGTTTGATTTTTGTTCATGTTCAATATGGGTTGATTTCACACTGACATTTTACCAGTGCGAAAAGTTTTTTTATCTCAAAGATCAAATTGTGAAATTATCCTCAGAGGCTCATTCTAAGCGCATCCGCGAACATCACTCGCACACTATCGCAAAACATAGTCACGCTGTCAATGGTTTTTTATTTATTTTTTTTAGATATGGTGCAAGCAAGTCTCGTTCCACTCTTATATCGTTATATAGCGATATTTACCATACTAAGTATGGCAAGAACATCATTAGCAGGTCTTGTGCCATCGATATATCGCTAAACAGCGATATTTGCCATATTGCGTATGGCATAGTTTCTCGGCATGATGAAATCGGTATTTCACCCAATGCCGATACACCAGCCGATTGAAACAAACACGATAGCGGCCAACGTAGCGCAAAGATAATTGCAACTCGCTTGCAATATACGCTGATCCTTCTTGAGATTGATAACCTCTGATAATGACATAGCGTCGATAATGGACATCATGCCTGTCTCAACAAGCCCAGTGATTAAGAACCTCGTTAGATGTTAGCACGTGAATTGGTTTTTATCCAAGCCCGCCACGCTGTGACGCCGGCAACGTGTGAGACTATACTAAGCAGAGACGCTGCGACACCGGCAAGGCAGGGCATGGGCCTAAGGAATCTATTTTTATATGGCAGGCAGACCCCACTACCCCTCTCCCCCACCATGCCCAGCGCGCCAGCTCCCAATGCGGAAACCCCTCTCCCCATAAAAACTGCCTTTTTGTATGTCAATATAGTCTATTGACAAGTCTTATGTCTTATGTCCTATGTCTTATGCTAATGTCGTATGGTTGTCTTTAATTGTATTTTTGGTGCTGAAATACAAATCTGAATGCTTAAATTGCATTTTCTACTACTCACATGAGTAGATAGTCTCTTGGAGTTTGAGTTTGGGTAGGGTAGTGGGGAGGGTATAGCTTTTGTCTATGAAGGCTACTCTATTGGTGGGTTGGATGGTTAGCCTTCCGTTGGTGAGTTCTATGAAGATGAATTCTTTGTCTTGGTCTGGGCTATCTGACCAGCCATCGTTTAGGTGGGCGGTGGAGAACAGGTAGGTTCCCAGTAGGATGTTTTGCTTTACCTTTACTGATACTGGCATTCCTCTTAGTATTGGGTTCTGGAGTATGGTGAAGTTGTATGAGTAGCAGTCCCAGAGTTGGCTTTCTTCTATACGCCAGTTTTCGATTGAGTTCTCTTTGAACCTTACTGCGTTTGGTGGGATGTTTCTGTAGAGTGCGCCGCCTTCGCGTAGGATGACGTTTATTCCCCATGCTCTGCTTGGTATGCTGGTTAGTCCTACCCACATGGCTTCTACTGGGCCGATTGGTTTTTCGTGTGTGTATTCGCTATCTATCCAGATGTAGCGATGAGTTGGCAGTGCGCCGATTTTTGTATTCATGTTATCGTTACCGATAATTAGAGTTCTCTATTTTTTAGTTTCATATTGGTTGATGTGAAGGTTAGCCATACCCTTTGGCGGTTTCCTCTGGTATCGGTTATTTCTCCGAGGTTGAACATCCTGTCTTTGTGTTCATCTTCAGATTTGAATTTATCTACTGTGTCTTTTATTAGTTGGAGTATTTCTTGTTCTTGTTTCATATTGAATGTGCTTTTGAATTATTATTAGATGCCGCCCATCCGTGTCGGAAGGATGTGCAGATTACATCTTGTGAAAACAGCCATATATTAAAGTCTTCGTATTTGTCTGTTAACCACGGATAGTAATTTAAGAAGGCTTGGTGACAGTCTTTCATATTACTTTGATTGTTTCGTCTTCACACTTTAGCCAGTAGAACTCTTCTTGCCAATACATCTCGTTTGGATCAACTCTGCCTATTCCTTTATAGTCTGGGTAGTTATCTTTTACCCATTTGCGAAGTTGTTTTTTTGTGCGGAATGCCGCGATTGGAAGGCCGTTGCTGTTGTTTCTGTATCCTTGGAATAAGATGTATACTTTCATTTTCTAGTTGTTGTTTCTATTATGAAGCAGGCTACTACTATGCTCCATGCTAAGATCATTGCCATTACTTGGTCATTCATGGGTATAGTGCTTTCTTTAGGTTCTTATACTCTTCTTCTAAAAGGGAGAATGATCCTATTGGCAATTTTTTGTTTATCGTGGATAACAGCGCGTGAGCAGCGGTGGCAAGTTTATCGTATTCCTCTGCGTTTACATACCAGTCGTCAGTTTCATTCGCTTGTTCTTTTGTGAATTTCTCTATCATATATCGAGTAGTTTTGCTCCATTTTGGTAGCCTCCGCAGTGGATGATTGTATCTCCCCGCTTTACTACGAATACAGATGGTTTTCCGCTATGATCCCAGTAGGAAGTCAGTTTCTCCTGCTTAAATTGGACTACTGTGACTCTCATTTTTTCTGCTATCTCTAAGGCTATTGGGTCGGATTTATAAACTTCTTTGTAGAGGACTCTCTTTATCTTATAGGCGGCTATGGTCTTTAGGCAGTCTCTACATGGTAGTAGGGTGGATACCAGTGTCTTTCCTTCGCCCGGACTGGTATATCTCAAGGCATTCTGCTCTGCGTGGATTACGAACTTTGATCTCTCTTCTCTGTCTGACCAGTCTTCTTCTACACCTTGAGGAAATCCATTATACCCTACTGAGGCTATGGAGTGGTCTTCTCTGAGGATCACCGCGCCGACCTTATGCCAAGGGTCTTTTGACTTCTTAGCCACTACCTCGGCTATGCTCATCGCGTATTCGTCCCAGTTCATAGGTTGTTGATCCACTCTGCAACTCTAATTGCTTGGGGAGTTTCTTCTTGGATAATCTGTTCATAGCAGACATCTCCATAGGATTTGAATATCTGGACATTGTTTATTAACCACCCCATGTGGTATCCTTGCCTCATAAAGTTGATGAAGTTCTGTGTTAGTTCTCTGTCTACTACGAAGTTCATCTTCCCGAATTTATTCTCCCAGTATTCTTTTGGTTGGCAGTTGATGTGTCCGTGTCCACCTTGCCCCGGCAACGCTGCTGAAAAGATAATTGTTGGAGCTAATTCAGTGAGTTTCTTTACTACATCATCGGCTAATGACTCATCAATATGTTCAGCGACTTCTAAGCAGAGTGCTAAGTCGTATTTTCCGTATTCTTTGAATACTGACCTTACAATTTCTGGGCATTTTGGGTCTGGATCAATCCCGACTACTTCATGTCCTGCGTCCCTTAGAGCTTTTACATAAATCCCCGGACCACATCCTACATCAATAATTTTCATGGATAATATCTATTTAGTGCTTCGATGTCATTTCCTTTGGCATACCACCCGTCTCCAGTGTAGACATCCATGACATCTGAGAAGTATTTCTCATACATGGGTGCTACCCGCTCCAAGGTGAAGTTCTTGCCGAATAGATGGCAGTCGTATGGGCAGATTCGGTCGATGTTCTTAATCGCATCTACATAATCTCCCATCGTGCGGCAGCGGAATCCTGTAATTCCATGTAGGTTATTTTCGGTGAACGATCCCCAGTCGGTAGTTATCGTTGGAGTGCCAGAGAGTAGGTTTTCAATTTGGACTCCCCCGAATGGTTCTACATACTGACTTGGAAGGAAGGATGCTTTCGCCCTCGACATGAGCCTCTTTCTGGTAGGAACATCGGCGTATCCTACATAGGTAACATGGTCTGGTAGCTTGTAGCCTTCCTCTTTTTGGCCTGCGATAACCAGTTTTACCCCTGCGCGTTTAGTAGCTTCAATGGCAATATCTACACCTTTTCCGCTATATACTCTACCAAGATAGAGAAAGTAATCTTCTTTCTGGTCACAGAAGTCGAAGTCTTCTTTATCAAAGTAGTTTGGGATTACCACGGCATAGTTATCTTGCTGGCAATTTCCTACTGCCTGCATTCCACAGAACGCATGGTAGATTGCGTAGGATTCAAATACCTTCCACCTTGCCCAGTGTCCACCCGCATATCCTATTCCCGGCTCAACTGTGATTAGGTCGGGATGCGCGTCACAAATAGGACGAACGCCACTTCCCCAGAATGGGAGAATGAAGTCATTCTTCTTCTTGCGCTGCCCGATTGCCTTAATCGCGTTTCGGTAGAATGTTTGGTAGGCATGGTCATTTGTGTAAAACTTGAAGAATGTTTTCCTCCAGTCATGTGATCCATAACTTTTGTTGAAGTCATCGTTGGTTAGGACAGGGACGTGTTCTGTGCAGATTAAGTCTGAATCTTCGTGTCCGTAGTGGATTACTTCATGGCCGCGCTGGGTCATCATTTTCCCGAACTTAACTACTTTTTGAGTGTAAGCGCAGGCGTTGAATTCTTTACTTGTAACAGTATGCGGTAACGAAAGAACGTGAAATCTAAATTTATCGTTTACGATACTCATGGTTTTTTGAACTGAATTTCATCTAACATATCTGATGGGTCTTGATCGCCATTTGCCATAGCTTCAATCCATGTCGCGGGATTAATGGTTGCGGTGTGCGCCCAGCCTTCACTTGTTAATTTTTCTCCGTGCGCTTCATCTACTGTTAAGCACAATATCTTACCTTCTTTTGCGTAGATAAAAAGAAATTGCGGGATATTCATAAGTTACTTCATTCCAAAAATTCCCATTAGGTCATCTACTACTTTATCCCTTTCCGGTTCTCTGTAGGTTGAGCGGATTGCTTGATCCCATGTCGTTTCAAAGAGTTTTCGTAATCCCTTAGTTGACAAAGTAACATTTCCATCTTTTTCAAATGAGGGATTTTTTGTGCAGTATATTTCCCAAAGCTCATGTTTAGTCATACCAATTCTTCATCATCTTCGTCGTCGTTCGCGTTGGCTAAGAGTTCGTATATCTTACACATTAAAATGCCTATCATTGCTGCAATTGATAGATCAAATTCTTCCGTGTAAGTATCTACCAACCTGTCTAATTTATTTTGAAACTGTTCTATTTGTTCTCCGTTATCCATATTATAAATTCATTAACATTTTCTTTGCCCACTCTGGCGTGTTCTTATCTACTGATAGTGTCCAGTTACCATTTGCTGATTGGCTCATAGACAATGGTTGAATAAACTTTCTTTCGTAAACTCCTTTTCTAAGTTCAACGATTACTTCGTTTGTAGTGAATCTTTCTCCACACTCACAAACCCTTCTCCTCCTAACTCCTGCTTCTTTCTTCCTGCTGTCTATTACTGATGTTGCTTTACTGCACTTAGGACAATTCATTTCTTGAGCTTACCAGTAATCGTGTATCGCTTCATTCCGCGCTTTTTGAAGAAGTCTTCACAGGCTTTAGCAATCTGCTTGGAGTTGAGTGGATACTTCCACCCTACTCTGGCATCATCTTGGTCAACATTTCCCTCTGTATCTTTGCCGTTGATCTTCATTTCATTGACTTGCTTCCTCGGCACTTCCACTTCTTGCGCGATAGATTGTTTGGGGAGTTAGGATCAGATTTCCAATCGCCTTTAATTTTAGCTGAACGAGCGCAATACGCATCAGCTTTTTTTGTGAGTGGCTGAATACGATCACCACCATCTTTAGCCTTGCCAGCTTGACCATACTTAACAGTCTTAGTCCTGCCAGTCTTGGCGTTTTTTACTACTTTAGTGAATCGCTTTTCCATTACTTCTTCTTTGCAGTTTTAGCTGATTGCTTAAACGCTTTCGCAGTCGGTGCGCCCTTGCTTCCAACCTTCCTCATCTTCTCACCACTACCAGCGGCGATGCGTTTTTTCTTTGCGTTGATGTTAGCGTAGAGTCCAGTTTTCATAATTACTTTTTCTTTTTCATTCCTGCTTGGCTCATTGCAATTGCCACTGCTTGTTTACGGCTCTTAGCCATAGGTGCTTTCTTCGGGCCTTTAGGGTTAACTCCAGCCTTGAGAGTTCCACGCTTGTATTCACCCATTGTTTTTGCCACTTTCGCGGCCTTACCTGCTTTTGTTGTTGGTTTTTTCATAATGATTCCATCCCATCTCTTAGGAGTTTAAAAAATGTATCTGATGACATGGTTACTTTCCAAGGTTTATTATTCTTCTTTGAAGCCACGGCCCACGCAATGCCTTTAGCATCCCGCTCGGCCTGCTCACAAGCCTTATCTAAATTTAAATTCTGCACACACTTTACTTCAAAGTGGAGTTTACCTTTCAGTTCTTCACATACCACATCTGGCGAGTCTTGACCTCCTGCGAATTGCTGTCCTCGCTTTGCAGTGTAGCCTTCAGCGCGAAGTTGATCTCGCCAAAGTCTCTCACCTCTTGCGCCTTTAGCTCTGGAGTTAATCATTTTGCGCCCTTTTGCATGATTTGTGTTAATTCATACCTAAGTTCAGATACGATTCCAAACTTGTCGTTTTCAAAGTCTATTTCAGCTAAAGAAATAGCTCGCGATGCAATATAGATCAACTCTTTTACTTGCTGCCTCGCCTCGTCGCGCTCGCGCTCCAGCCTGCGGGCAAATTCCAAATCAACGCACGGCACTTGGTAGCCGTTATCGTTCATCGCGTAGATGATTGGCTGGTCATTTGTCTCTGGTGTGTCACTTATATTCACGGCACTCCTTTATCATTTTGTCGATTACTGCTTGTAGTGTAGGCCACTCGTAGGGATCAATGAGGATTTTCCCATCGTTGTTATCGTTGCATTGGGATACTTCAAGAAACTCACCAGATGCCTCGTCTATGATTTCTATGTTCGTTACTCCATTGTGGAATAGTGGTTCTCCTTTCGGAGCAACTGATACTTTGACTGTTCGTGTTTCGTAAGTCATGGGAGCATTGAATCAATATCTTGTATCTGTGTCAATATTTTTGTTTCAGAAAAGTATTGGTTCATTATCTTGAGTCCTTCGTTGTGGTAGTTCTCTGCGATACAATACCTTTCCTTGTCTTGAGCCTCCCAGATTACGTTTGCTGCCTCCAGATACTTCAACGCTTTTCCGTATGCTTGGTCAGTTGTCATTAGTAAACCTCCTCAAGTTTTGAGATGTCACCACGCATGATGATTTCAGTCATGTAGTTCCTTTGGCCTCGGCGGTTCTTCTTGATCGTCAGCCTACTCTTCTCCTTAATGTGTTCTATATACACTACTTGGTCAGAGTGCATTCCAATTGCCCGTGATTCGCGTAGTCTTCCTTCGTCATTTAACTGAGAAGCAGTCAGCATGATCGAGTTATTCTTCAATGCTGCCAGTTTTAAACGCCTTGCGATCTCCGAAATCTGGCTTTCTCTGCCTTCTTCACCATCAGATGAAATAATCTGCAAATAATCCACAACAATTACATCTGCTCGTTTTTCTCCAACGTATCGGTTGATTTGGGCCTCAATCTCGTCAATTTCGGCTACTCCATCCACGATTTCTATGGGTAACTTGTGTAATTTCAACAATGCGGCGTTGATTTTTAGGAGTTCGTGTTGGTTTGCGTTCTTATAATCCTCTGGTTCACGCACTGGATACCCTGCCAAGTTGCAGGCCATGCGAGTTAGGATGTCTTTTGCCTTCATTTCAAGGCTGAAGAAAAGAACTGACTTGCCTTCTTCAAGATTTGCCAGTGCTGCTTGGACGAGATAGATAGATTTTCCTCCACCAGTCTCAGAAGCTACTGTCATCATCTCTCCTTTGTGCATTCCACCCTTGAGCGCACGATCTACTTTCAGTAATCCAGTAGGAAAGAATTCCTTTACTGCTTTCCCTTCCATCTCATCGATGATTTCGATGATTAGGTCTTTGACTGGCTTTACTTTCGTCGTCCGATCTTCGGCCAAGTTCATTATCGTTTCCGATAATCCCTTCAAATCGGCCTTACCTGCGCGTAGGTTTACTTCTTCCTTCTCCATGAGAGTAAGAACATCGCGGTATGCCTTCGTGCGGTGCAGGTGCTTCCGGTAGTCATCCGCCATGTCTTGGCAAACCTTACCCGAAGTTACTTTCATTGTGGTTAGGATTTCGTGAATCGCATCCTCTCCACCCGCTGCTTCAAGTTGTCCTGTTGCTTCTAACTCTGCGATGGCAGAAAACGGGCAGCAAACCCCTGTCCGCTGGTGAACCCCTTGGAGCGCATTAAAAACGATTCTGTGAGCTGGTATGGCGAAATAATCACTATCCCATGTTTGTTGGGAAAGGATGTTTCTGTCGATTGCGATGAGCGACAACACTGCCGCTTCACTCTTTCGTGCTATTGGGACTTTTTTCATTAGAATGAATTGTTGTTAAAGAAACCCATTTGACTCTCGCTTTCTTTGTGGGCACGAGCTTTGTCTATCTCGCCCGCCCAGTTGTTAAGGAGGGTTTCCATTGAGCGGCGAGTGTAAACGTCTTTTTCGTTTCGTTTGGAATAGAAGTTTTCGAGTAACTTCCAATCTTCTTCACAGGTATCAAGATTTGGTTTAGCCGCCCTTATTTCTTTTGGTGTCCAGTTTGTAGTATCGCGTCTTCCGAGAAGTCGGTTTGCTCGTTGCTGAAAAGTTAAGAGATTAAGAGATAATTCTCCTTTAGTATCTCTACTATTTTCTCCCTTAGTATCTATGTTCACCTGTGGGTTGAGTCTGAGTTCACCAGCAGGTTGACTCTGATTGCACCTGTGGGTTGAATCAGACTTCACCTGTGGGTGAACTCTGACTTCACTTGTAGATGAAGTCCCGCTTGGCAAAACAGCAAGAATTTTCCTACTTCTGCCATCGTAAGAAATTTGTTTAATCATCTTCAATGACCTCAATTTTGAAATCATGTTTGAGATGCTTGACTCTGTGCTGTGAAACATTTTTGCAAGATAGCCATTGCTTGCAAAACATGGTTTCTCTTCAGTTCCAAGCGAACTGATTTCTGCCCACAAGCATTTTTCCATCCACGATAGCGATTGAGATTCCCATATCTCTACTGGAACCCAAACACCGCGAAAAACCCGTTCGTTCTTTTCGCTCATAATTCAATCCCCTCCCCATAAACATCATTGATGTAATTTACATTACAGAATATTTTTACTTCATCGCAATTCTTTTCACAGTAAATAAGTCCAAGCGATGCTAAAAAATCCAATGCACACTCTATACGATATTTTGATACATCAAAAACAAAAGCCAAATATTCTTTGTCATTCACACACCCTCTATCCCAATTTTCGATGTATGCTAATAATGTTCGTTGCAAAGGATTCAATCCTTTAATGCGAATTATTTTGCGTTTAATCATTATCCCATTTTTTGTCCGTATTGGACAATCGTCATATTTTTTCATTTTAGAAAAAGGCGACCCCTTGTGACACTGGAAAAGTGCGGCAACAGACGCGAAGGAGTTGCAATGCCACAAGGGATCATATATTGTTTTGTTAATTTACTGACTTTTCATTCACTTCGGCTCCTACCCCGAAGGTGCGATTTCTCGCACGACTGAAAACTACTATAGGTTGTGTTCGATGTCAAGCATCTTTTTTTATCGGTTACGATAACCAGTCCATTTCAACCTGCTCAACTTCACCTTTCGACCACTCATACATTTTGTCGTTGAGTAAGTCCCAAATTTGACTGGCATCTTCTTCTGTCTCACATTGGAAGATCGAGCGGCGTTCTCCAATACCTTCTTTAGCGATTACAATATCTGACTTGATTACAGTATTACTATCGTTGGCAGTTGCCGCCATGATCGCGGTGTTGTTAGCTCTGAGTGCCATAACCAGAATGCCTTCATCACTTTCGTAGGTAGTCATGAACGGAGTCTCCAGCGCGGCGGCTAAAGATAGGTTTGTTACCATGACAGTTTGCCTTACTCCCATCAGCAATTTTTCTGCGTTGTTGTTCATTTCGTTAGTGTTATCCATAAGCAACCAAAGTATCAAAAAAGTATTGACTTGTCAATAGTCTTGGTTTATTTTTCATGGAAATGAAACATCCATTAGAAACTGCTTATGAATCTTGCATGAGTGCCTACGAGCAATCACGCACGATCCGTTCTCTTGGACGAAAGACTTTCGCCAGCCAGCTTCGTGAAACAAGGAGATTGCTAAAATTGACTGTCCGTGAACTTGGAGATAAGATCGGCGTGACAGGATCACTGGTCAACCAGATTGAAGTAAACTCCAAGAGTATCCTAAAAAAAGAACAAGTCGAAAAAGTAATCGCCCTATGCTACAAAGAAAAACGCCCATACAGGCAAAAACAGGATTCAAAAAGCGAGGCGGAAAGCTCAGAGCAGTCTCCAGCTCCCGAAGAATAAAAAATGCCGACTACGAAAAAGCCAAAGCAGAATACTTTGAAGAGAAAAACTACCAGTGTGAAATATGCAACCAAGCCGCAAGCGACCTGCATCACAAAAAAGGGAGGGGTAAGTTCCTGTGTGATAAGTCCTCTTTCATGGCTCTTTGCCGCCCGTGCCACACTTATCTGCACAACAATGTAGCATGGGCAAGAGAGAATGGATATATAATTTATGACTACAAATAATACGTTTGAATCCCGCATCATCTGCGAGGGAACTGAAGTAAGCAATACACCAGAGAAGATTCTTTTTCGTCAAAAGTTCAATCAATGTTGGGTGAAGAAGAGTGACATCCGACTAAATGAAACTCTTGGACATCTTGACGGAGAGAAAATAATTCGTATTGTAGTTCCAGAAGAAGTAGCGAATACTTTGGAACTTGAAGGAATCTTAGATTGATCTTTACTGGGAAGCATGGAGTCATGCGGTGAGCGTAACTTCCTCAATAAATTACGCGCCTTATATGGCAAAAAGAGCCAAACGGCAATACATGGGGCCGTCACTGAAACCATGACCAAGAGTAACGCCTTGGCCCAGTATTAAATTTTATATGGTCGGCGGCTGAGAGGATAACTATGCTGGAAATATTCGGGGTAGTTTCAATAATGCCGAGTTAACTCGGCCTCCCTTTGTTCTCTGCCAGAGGCAGGAAACCTACAGAGGCTTGACCACTGAGCCAGCAATGCGAATCAGTGGTATTTACCAATCTCCGTTATCGTCTGACCCGTAATCATCGTCTTGAGTGGTATTAATTGATACCTCGTCACGCGCCCAGAATCGGTTAGTTGGAACTGGTTTATCGTTTCCGATAAAAACAAGTCCATTACGCCGCGCCATTTCGAGAGCGTAGATTAAACTATCGCTTAAGTCGGGCGAGTAACCTGTTCTGCCTTTAAGCTCATCTTTAGTCTCGATAGCAATCTTCTTGGACTTGATCGTGTATCGGCGCAAGCAAAGTTCCCGCGCCAAATCTGAAGCAGGGTCAATCCCAAAGATAACACGACTCTTGAAAGCATGATAAGCTGAGTAGTAGTATTCAGATACCAACCTATCGTAAACATCCTTACACGGGCGTTTATCAACCTCTGCCGCGATTCGGTCAGTAGGTTTACCCATAGATGAGATAAGAGCGATAGCAGCTCCAGAAGCGTCAAAGCGTAGCCACTCACGAATGATAGCTTGTCCAACTCGACCACCATCACCAGACACGTCCATACCAAACTTAGAAGGCTGAACGCCAGCCGCACGGCACAACTGAACAACTTCAGTAGCAAGTTGGATTTCAAACTCAGCAGCGGCATTAGCGGATAGTTGAATTACCTTCTGACTTTCCAGCCACATAACACGATTGCGAGTGCCGCGAACGAATCCAAGTTTGGCTATGGTAAGAACACACCTATCTCCACCGATTGTAAATGCGGTATCAAATCCAGCTACCTTGGTAAATCCCTCGGAATCCCATAGCGGTTCTTCGTTGGTATCAGCATTACGGATCAAGTCAGCGGTAAGAATAGTCTGAGCAAATCCAGTCTTCGGCCACCAACCAATAGCGTTACGAACATAGTCAATGGCATTCTCATCTCCATAACAAAGTTTGAGCATCATCTCCTGCTTCTTACGATCCATGAGAAATGGAAACGGAGAAGGTTCATTAGCAGGTGCGGCGAAGTTTGGGCTACGCATACCATTGTAAAACAAGCAAACTCCGGTCTCAGTCTCCCACTTATCCATGTCTGGGTTTACTGAATCAAAGTTAGAACAACCTTTTGGCATAGCCCAACGAGTGTGAGGATTATCACCAGCAGATGGGTTTCCGATACCGATAAAGGTAACATCATCGTTTGCACCCAAGTTAACTTTTGAGGTGATCGCGCCCATTTCCATTTCTGGCAACTCATCAAGTGCAAGACGGATTCGATCATTCTTACGACCACGGGTGGTATCAACTGCTTTTTGACCTTCATTACCAGATGGGAAGGCGAGGGCTTTGATAGCATTATCGTATTCCTTTTCCTCATCGTTTGTTGCTCCACCCCAAACAATCATATGACGATAGTCGATTAGTTTACCTATTTGAACGCGAGCGCATTTATAAAGTTTGGAGATGATACCCCAGATACGATCTTCGGATGCACCCAAAGTGGTAGTGGCTACCCAAGATGAAGTGCAATGCGGGGCAGCGCACCAATCAAGGTAAATCCAAAGACCCACTGGAAAACTTTTTCCCATTGAAGCGGCTCCAGCTAAACAAATATCAACATTACTGCAAAGTTCATCTAATGTTCTAATTAACTGAGTGTTGGCATATCCTCGGTTGTAAATAGAAACCTCAGTCGGCCATTGAAGTTTAACTGCATTAAGAAAATGTTCAGACGGAGAAAGTAGTTTAAAATCTGAAATATTTATATTTTGTCTAATACAATAAGTTCTACCATATTGTCCTCGACTTATAGCGTAGCAGTATAACTCAATGCCAAGATCATCCATGTTTTCTGGAAATTGAATTCCGTAACGACGAATACCTTTGTTTGAAGAAAAAACTCTTGACATATCAATAGGAAAATATATTTTCATTTCAAAAGCAAGATGAAACTAAAAAACAAAAACCTCGCTCCAATCGGCGGCTGGTATTTCAAGTTTGAAATCAAGCGCGATAAACTCACGTTTCCTGCAATCGTTCATGGTAGCACATGGAATTCTTTGATCAAGAATATCGAGAAAGACTATCGCTCAAACAACATCGAACTTCCTGCTAACATCGAAGCGATGGTAGAAGATCAAATCTGCCAGCGGCAACCAAGTGATCGTTGCTGGTATGTTGATGGACTTGGAGACAAGATCGCTCAAGCCATCCATACAGTTGCAGCGGTAACTGACAAAGTTTTGAAAACTAAACTTGAGCAGAAAGCTAAAATATGTCCTTCATGCAATAAGCGTAGGACTATTTTGAACAAATTATCGTAAACGATAAAATGGAAACCATCACAAAACACAAACGAGGTGATGTCCGCGAGGACGGCATGGTGTTTTGGGCTTATCATTCAAACTACGTTGGCGGAATGAAGTGGTATAGTAAAAAGGTTTTTGATGAAAAACAAAAATACTCGATAGAGAAATCTAAAGAATGGCGAAGTGGAAATAAAGAAAAGTCTAGGCTGCAAGCCGCCAAGTGGAGAACAAACAATCCAGAAAAATATAAAGAAATAAAAGCAAAGTGTTACTCAAAGCACAGGGAATCTCATATAGAAAGAACAAAAGCGTGGAGAACAAGCAATCCAGACAAGCAAAGTCTTTCATCAAAAAATTGGCGCAAGAATAATCACGAAAAATTTATTTCTATTCTAAAAGAATGGAGAAAAAATAATCCAAGCAAGCAAAGAACTTATGATGCCGCAAGAAGGGCGGAAAAGAAAAAAGGAAACAAAGAACTGAACCAAAATCAGAAACTAATAATTCTTTGCTTTTATGAGCAATCTCAAAGATTAGAGAAAAAACTTGGAATAAAGTTTCACGTTGACCATATAATTCCACTTGCTCGTGGAGGAAAACATGAACCTACAAACTTACAAGTTATGCCAGCAACGCTTAATGTTCAAAAACATGCTCGCTCAATTTACAGGTGGGCAGAACTTCAACTTATTTAATATATGTCTTTAAGCATCGGGAATGATAATTTCAGTTTGGCTGCACTTGACCAAGATGGTAATCCGCCAGCCACAAGGATCAGCAACGCTTCGCATTGCTGGAATATAGCTAATAATTTAAGGCTGGCAAATATCGGAAGGGAGTCGAAACGTATCCGTATCTATAAGGCATACAAGATGTTTCCTCCCACCGGATACAGCAAGCTTGCCGAAAAACGCTTACCTTGGCAATCTGACGTTAACTACGGACAACTTGGATTTATCGTTGATAACCAGAAGTCCAGTTACTACGATGTAATTACGGAACGGCAGGCTTGCTGCACGATCAAAAGTAAATTTGGCAATGAAAAAGAACGACTCGTTAACTCAGAGAACATTTCCATTGCATTTGACCAAGCAATCCGCGAATGGCCCGGATACCTCTACAACACAGAGCAAGACCTTGAGGAAATGTTGCTGTATGGAAAAGGAATCGGAATGTGGGATAGCCCACTCGGATGGATGCCAGAACATGTTTACCTCTCCGACCTTCTCTTTCCAGATGACATTAGGATCGACTTTTGCAACCTTGAAGAGTTTGTCCGCCGTGTCCGTTTGACACCATACGAACTCTACAAGAAGATCGAGAATCGTGCAGCGGCAGAAGCAATGGGATGGAATGTTGACGCAGCAATTGATGCTATCCGTTTTCATCGCGCATTTAGCAACAATCGCAAGACCCGCGAAGATTTCTTCCGCACGATCAGCGAGGCAGGATTCAACTGGTCACTCTCCGTAAACCAAAAGATCGACCTCTACGAAGTTTACTGGAGGGAGTTCGACGGAAAGATCAGCAAGGCGATTATCCTTCAAGACTATCAACCAATCTCGGATTACATCAACTCCAACATTAAGGGAGCAGGCAAGATCAGCGAAGATGATGTCAGAAGCCAACATGGGTTTATGATGCTGAAGATTGGACTCTTCAACTCATGGGATGAGATCATGTATATGCTGACTGACTCGGTTGGAAGCGGACTCTTCCAAGACATTAAGAGCCAAGCGGAATCAGCATTCGTCGCTTGTCGTCAGTATGACTTCACCATGAACTCATTGGTTGATGCCGTGCGCTTAAACTCCATGTTGATGATCGAAGGTCAAGGGCCAGACGCAACCAAAATGTTGAAGCAAATGGAATGGTTGCCAATTAGCGTAATGCCAGATGGCGCAAAGTTCATCCAGAACCGCTTCCAACTTCCAGTAGCAGAAAGCATGAGCTTCATGCAGTTCTTCATGGGAGATATGTATCGCGGCATGGGGCAGTATCGCATCAACGCACCTACCGCTGGAGGCAAGCAACGCACCAAAGGCGAAGCAGAATTGGATGCCGCTGAGTCTGCAAAACTATCTGGAACTCAGATTCGCCGATTCAACGAGTGCCAAACTCTCTACTTCAAACAACTCTACAAACGCTTCGTAAACGCTAAATCCAGCGATGATGGATACGAATATGTTAAGAAGTTCTATGAAGTTTTGGAAGAACTCGGAACTCCAAAAGAAGCCGCCGCTTGGAAAAACATCACAAGCATCCGCTCTAACCTAATCAACGGGGCTGGTAGCCCGTCATTCAAACTCATCACGGCAGAGAAGCTATTGCAGATTACAGCAATTACTCCAGCCAACGAAGGACAAGAGAACGCAGTTAAAGATGCAATCGCGGCACTCTCTGGCAGAGACAACGTAGCTCGCTACCGGAACACCAAACCAACTAAGATTACTGATACTGCTCGCGTAATCGGATTTGAGAATGCTGGCATGACGGATGCGTTCGTTAACCCGCAAAACTTCCCTGTGCTGCCAACTGATCCACATATCGAACACGCAGTTGGTCACTTGCAGGATATGATGATGCAATTGCAGATGAACCTGCAATCTGTGCAGCAAGGTCAACCAGAGCTTGCAGAGCTTTCCAAGGCAGTTCGCTCAGTCAAATTCAAAGGTGGTCACATCATGGCGCACGTTGAATATATCAGTAAAGACCAATCCAAGCAGGACTTCTTGAAGCAATTCATGCAGGGAATGAATGAAGCACAAGCAATGGCCGACGAACTTCAACAAGTTTACGTCCAAATGGCTGAAGCTGAAGCTCAGAAATCTGGTCAACCAAACTCCGAGGAAGACATCAAACTTCAATACCTCGCTGCCAAGTCTGGTATCGAAATCGACACCAAGAAGAAACTCGCTGACATCTCAATTGGTAAAGCTTCTATCAGTCATGCTCAACGCACCGAGCAGCGTAAGGAGCAAGGCATCACTCAACTCGCGCTTCAGAAGGCTAAAGCTCGCGCCGAGATTCAGAAGGAGAAATCCAAGCAAGCAGCAATGCAGGGCGAAGCTCCAGAGATGGAAGAAGAGGAGCCAGAGGAAATGGAGATGGAAACCGAAGAGGTTGAGACTCCAGAAGGAACTGAAGAAGTTGAGATGGAAGAAATGCAAACACCAACACAAACATGACAACAGACAAAGTAAAATCCCTATGTGCAGCAATAACCTCACACGAAGACTGGAACAAACTACAGGCGTATTTACTACTTAATGTAAACCCACCAGAAGGAGTAACCACGCTTATCCATGCAATCAAAACTATTGAAGCTATTGGAACAGAAGAGCAAGGAGCATTTAAAAAAACAAAAGCTGCTGGAAAGTATAAAGAACCAGCGGACATCACGATTGATCCCGACCTTGACGAAATCTAATTTATGGCAGACCCAAACGACACAGCAGAAGTAATCAAGGAACTGAAGGCTAAACCTCAAGTCCCGATTAAAGGTAATACATCTGACTTCCTAAAGAAGTTCAGCAAACAACAATCCGACGAAGGCAAGCCAAGTGCTACCAATGTTGGTGATCCTAACCTTGGAATAGCAAAATACAATGAAGAAGAACAATCAGAAGAATCAATGGGAGTTAGTGAGTCAGAAATCACATCTGACCGAACAGGAAAAAAGAAAGGCTTTGTTGAGCGACAAATCGAAGAAAACCGCAAGCTCAAAGAAGAGTTGGAAAAATACAAGAAAGACGAAATTCCCAAGTTTGAAACCAAAATCCAAGAACTTGAGCGAATGGTCTCCGAGTCAAAATCGACGGCAGAAACCAATCATTACCAAGATCAACTCAACAAAGCCAACCAAGAAAAGCTGGAAGTTGAGCAACAACTATCAGAACAAATCAAAGAGTTGCGTAGTAAGCTCGATTTCCACGACATCACAAGCAATCCAGATTTCAAAAAGAATTACCTCGATCCTATCAAAAGCACATACGATACTGCGAGGCAGTTGCTATCGAATGATCCAACGCTTCTTTCAACTTTCTCCCGTGCTGTTAATGCAAACGCCTCCATCTTCAATTCGGCCTCCGAAGAAGACCGTAGAGCGGCAGAAGCTGACCGCGATCAAGCGTTCGAAGAAATCACGAACTCGCTCTCGCAGTTCAAGCAATATCAGTTCGCAGAGCAAGTCAACAGCTTCATCAAAGCAACTCAAAGCCACCATTCAGCTCTTGTCAACTTTGAAGAAACCAAGCAGAATATCCTTCAAACCGCTAAACAAAAAGAGCAAGAAGGCAGGAACAAGTATCTGAACCAGTGGCGTGAAGGCTACAAGAATACTCAGCAAGAGATTGATCGGGCGACTGAAATCCCAGACACGATTGCTGACTACATGAAGGAGAAGGGAATCAAGTATGACATCTCCCGCGACGAGGCTATTGCTCTGGCAGCTACACAGCAGACCAATGAGCAGGCATCAGTTGAAGATATGAACCGACTGATCCACCAAGGCCGCGCCTATCAGAAGATTCAAGCACAACTCAAGGCATACCAAGAGATGGTAAAAGAGAAAGACGATTACATCGCACAACTGAAAGGTTCGTCGCGCATCTCGTCATCATCAAGTGCATCGGATTCCCAGAAACCAAGAATGAGCATCACGGAAGGACTGGCTGCTAAACTTGCGAAGTTCTCACCGCAAGGTCGAACAGCATAAGCCTTACATTCTAAAGTCTGGCATAGATGGGGGAGGTAGTTTGTCGCTGTTCTACCTCCCCCAATTTTTTTTAAAAAAAACTCTTGACATAGTAAATAGGTGATTGCAATGTCCAGCGCAAGAGATATACGAAATTATCGTTTACGATAAAATTAGTGATTCAGTCGCACTCTGACTGGCGAGTATCAGCACTCGCATCAAAAGCTGTTTCCGGACTGGTCTCGCGAGAGACACCGAGGGTTGAACTCCGGCTCGAAAACAACAAGCATTCGCTTGGGGCTTTCGGGCCTTTTGCGTTTGTAAACCAAACTAAAACCAAAACCAAAAATCAAACTCAAACAAAATAAATATTATGGCATCAGATCAGCTATATTTCAACAGTTGTGCCGAGATTGACAGTTTCTTCCGCGAGGGCCGCGAATATTTCAACGACCTCTACGTTAAGAAGCTCGTCACCAACTCTGCATATTTCACCCGTTTCGAGGAGCAAGCATGGCCTCTTAACCACACAACCGAGCAGAAAGCATTCCGCTTTGGCCGTGGATTCCACGATCCTTGCGCTCCTTTCCGCACGATCACCGACACCTACTGCGAGACTGATTCTTGCGATAGCAAACCCGAAGTCATTCAGCGTCCCGGCACTGAGAGCTACACTTTCGAGCTTCTCCGTAAAGAGATGACCACTGACTGGATTTGCGTTGAGAGCCTTCTCTATCGCCTCTTCCCCGCTGAAGAGATTCTCCAGTT